TCTAATATACACTTAGGCAAACTAAAACAAACATAGGCACAATAAAGGAGGCTTACATTATGGCATCATTGGCTGAAATAAGAGCGAAGTTAAAATCTCAAGAAGTGAATCGCTCCACTTCCAACACAGGCGGAGACAACGCCATCTACCCACACTGGAACATATCAGAAGGATCAGAAGCAGTAGTTAGATTCTTGCCCGATAAGGATGAAACTAACACATTTTTCTGGACTGAAAGAAACATGATCAAATTACCTTTCGCAGGTATAAAAGGTCAGACTGATTCAAGACCAGTGACAGTGCAAGTACCGTGCATGGAAATGTATGGGAAAACTTGTCCAGTACTGACAGAAGTCAGACCGTGGTTTAAAGACAAGAGCATGGAAGACATGGGCAGAAAATACTGGAAAAAGAAGAGTTACATTTTCCAAGGTTTTGTCACAACGAATCCACTAGCAGAAGACTCAACACCTGAGAATCCAATAAGAAGATTTATCATTGGACCTCAGATCTTCAACATAATCAGAGGAGCACTTATGGATCCAGAGATGGAAGAAATGCCAACTGATTACTTGAAAGGTGTGGACTTCAGGATCACTAAAACAACTAAAGGTGGTTATGCTGATTACTCAACATCAAAATGGTCAAGAAGGGAAAGACCGTTGGACGAGGCAGAGAGAGCCGCGATCGACACACATGGGTTACACAACCTGGGTGACTTTAGACCAAAAGAACCAACAGAAGCAGAGGTAAAAATAATCGCAGAATTATTTGCTAAATCTGTGGAAGGTGAGGCTTATGATCTTGAGCAGTATGGACAGTACTTCAGACCAGCAGGCGTGGCGTATCAAGGTAAACCACAGGTAGCAGTACCAACAGCATCGGCTCCAGCGGCGACACCAGTGGCAGAGGCGGCTCCTACAGCGGCACCTGTGACTGCAACTGCACCAGCACCACAACCTGAGGCGGCTCCGGCGACGGCGGCTCCGGCAGGCGACAGTGCCAAGAGAGCAGAAGACATCTTGAAGTTGATTAGATCAAGACAAGCAAAATAATCTGACATTTACCAAGGCCTTGATCTTGACTATCAGGGCCTTGTGTAGTAAAATTATATTATGAAAAAGAAAATACAAAAGGCTGTTGAATGGATATTGTACAAACAAATACCTGCATGGATGTTGATTGTGGCAATTATTCTTTGGATAGTCTTATAAGGGAAATAAAATGACAAAAGTGTTTGACGCAACAAAATTTAGAAAGAGTATCACAAAATCAATACAAGGCTTAGGCATAGGATTCAGCGATCCCACAGACTGGATCTCAACAGGAAATTATGCATTGAACTATTTGATGACCAGTGATTTCAATAAAGGTATTCCGCTAGGCAAAGTGACTGTACTTGCAGGTGAATCAGGAGCAGGCAAGAGTTACATAGCATCAGGAAACATAATCAAGAACGCACAAGAGCAAGGCATCTTTGTTATATTGATCGACACAGAGAATGCACTGGATGAGAAATGGTTACAGGCATTGAAAGTAGACACATCAGAAGACAAACTACTAAAATTGAGCATGTCAATGGTCGATGATGTGGCAAAAACTGTTTCAGAGTTCATGAAAGGTTACAAAGAGCAACACGCAGACAACAAGGAAGGTGCACCTAAAGTGCTATTTGTCATAGACAGTTTGGGCATGATGCTGACACCAACGGACGTGAATCAGTTTGAAGCAGGTGACATGAAAGGCGACTTGGGTAGAAAACCTAAGGCGTTGACAGCCCTTGTGAGAAACTGTGTGAACATGTTTGGTAGTTGGAACGTGGGACTGATAGCAACCAATCACACATACGCATCACAGGACATGTTTGATCCGGATGACAAGATATCAGGTGGACAAGGATTTATCTACGCAAGTTCTATTGTTGTTGCAATGAAGAAATTAAAATTAAAAGAGGACGAAGCAGGTAATAAAGTCTCAGATGTGAGAGGTATAAGAGCCGCTTGTAAAGTCATGAAGACCAGATATGCCAAACCATTTGAAGGTGTACAGGTCAAGATTCCATATGAAACTGGTATGAATCCATACAGTGGATTAGTTGATCTTTTTGAGAAGAAAGGTCTGTTAGTTCAGACAGGAAACAGACTGAAATACATCGATAAAGCAGGTAAAGAACACATAGACTTTAGGAAAGCATGGGTTGGTGATAAATTAGATATGATAATGGCAGAATTCAAAGAAGAAGCACCAACAGAGATAGAAGACACTGATGCCCCTATCGAAGTGGAAACAAAAACAAAGAGTAAAAAAGAAGAGTAATGATAGATTTCACACACGAGGACATCGAAAGGTTATGGAACTCCATAACACACTACGTTCCAGAGAGACAGAAACTGGACTGTGCCATAGACTTTATTAAAAGCCTAGAGGACATAGGAGTAGAGCATGACGTACTCAAAGGATCTGCAGAGCTTGATCCCAAGTTAGAAGAAGCCGTTGCTACTGTGTTCGAGGAAGACGAAGAGTCAGACGGATACGGCGAAGATGATTAATTGGTACAACGAAGTAAGCAGAAACCTAGACAAGATACCAGACTGCGTGGCATACTTTGACCAAGAATTGTTAGAGGCCAAGAAGCAGTGCAAGATATACGGTAACCTGGAAAGGGCCAGTGCGTCACTACCAGGCATAGTGGAAGAGAGATTCAGTCAACTGCAACAACTAGAAGCGATATTAGAATACCTAAACATCGAGTTGAGGAGACTGAGATCAAAGACTTTCAGGAAATACTTAGAAAATTACAACAGAGCGTTATCAAGCAGAGATGCAGAGAAGTATGTGGACGGCGAGGACGATGTTGTCGACATGGACAAGATCATAAACGACTTCGCACTAATCAGAAATCAATGGCTGGGCATAACCAAAGGACTGGACCAAAAACAATGGCAGATCACAAACATTGTCAAACTGAGGGTCGCGGGAATGGAAGATGCTGACATCAAATAGGATTATACTCACAGACGTAGACGGTGTGCTGTTGGAGTGGGAACACCACTTTACTAAATGGATGTTGCAACGAACACTGTTTGACGAGAGGGGTGCGAGATATCACCCACACAGACTACTACCAGACAAACAGAACACATACGAAATGGCAGAACGTTTTGGTGTGACCAAAGACGAGATCAGGAAGCACATCAGGGAGTTCAATCGTAGTGCCTGGATAGGCACACAGAGACCAATGTTGGAATCACAGACTTGGGTAAAACTGTTGGCGGCCGAGGGGTGGACATTCATACCCATTACTTCTCAGACATCAGATATACCTGCACAACAGTTGCGTAAAAGAAGAATGGGAGAACTATTTGGTGATCATGTATTCACAAATTACCATATACTAGGCACTGGTGCGGACAAAGACAGTGCTTTAGCGGAGTTTCACGATACCGGACTGTATTGGGTCGAGGACAAGCCAAAGAACGCTATAACCGGGCTCAAATACGGTTTAAAACCTATATTAATAGACCATCCATACAATCAAGACCTACAACACCCTGACATTATACGTGTAAGTAATTGGAAACAAATACACGAGATAGTCAGTGGAAAAATTAAAAAATAAAAGCAATTTCTGTATTCGACCATTCAACAGTGCTTGGATAGATGCCAAGGGTGACATCAGTCCTTGTTGTATGTTGGACCCTTTACAATCGGAATACACGAAGAAAAATCAGTACAGCATTAAGAAAACCGATCTAGCATCATGGTGGAAAAGTGATTATCTGAAGTACTTAAGATCACGTTTCCTCGAGGACAAGAGACCAACAGAATGCTCAGAGTGTTGGAAAAAGGAAGACACAGGCCTTTCCAGTTTTCGTATGAGATCTAACACAGAACACCATGCAATATTCAAAAACAAATATCAAAGAAACTTAAAATTGATCGGCAAAGAGGACCTAGAATTTCCTGAAGATGTTCATTTTAATATAACAAATTTATGTAACTTGAAATGTCAAATGTGTAGTGGCGAAAATAGTTCTAAACTACTTGTTGAAAATAACGCACTAGGTTATGAAGATTTAGACCAAAAAGATTTTGATCTCAAAGATTCGGATTACGTAAAAATGTTGGAACTAGTGAAACATGATCTAAAAATATTGAAAGTCCTAGGCGGAGAACCTTTATTCAATCCCCGTGTAATAAAGTTACTCGAGATGCTTGTGCAGAACGGACAGGCAAAAAAAATAAAATTACATGTCACAACTAATGGTACAATGTGCAACGACAAGATAATATCATTGTTGAAAAAGTTCAAAGATTTGAGGTTAGTATTCAGTGTAGACGGAGTAGGTAAATGCAATGAGTATATGAGATTCCCATCTAAGTGGGAAGCGATCAGTGCCAATATAAAAAATTTTAAAGAAAATTTAGTGCATGCCTATATAATGATAAACTGTGTTGTACAAAATCTAAATGTGCTTTATGTGGATGAATTATTAGAATTTACTAGTCAAAAAAAAATATTTGTTAAATTTGATCTAGTCCTTGAACCACATTGGTTGCATCTGTCAGTGTTGCCAAAAAACGTGTTGAGTATGGCATACAAAAAGTTATCCAGCGTAAAGGAAAAAAACTTACTGCACACAGATAACGTCAAGGAGATAATAAAACTTTTGAGACACCACATTGATAATTATAATCTCAATGAGGAGAAATACAAAAATTTCTTAGATATGGTCAACAAGAGAGATAATTACAGGAAAGTAGAACTAAAAAATTACATGCCTGAACTGGCGAAAGAAATATTCAAATGAAAATATACGTCGGTCACGACAGCAGAGAAGACATAGCATACCAAGTGTGTGAACACAGCATCAAACGTAGAGATCCGTCGGCAGAAGTAATTCCCCTCAAACAAAAACAGATGCGGGATCAAGGCATATACACTAGACCTGTAGACAAGTTAGCATCAACAGAGTTCACGTTCACTCGATTCTTTGTACCTTACATGAACGACTTTAAGGGATGGGCAGTGTTTTGTGATTGTGATTTCCTTTGGAAGATTTCAAGCCATGAACTTGTGAAATATTGTGATCCAAGCAAGGCTGTTGTTGTAGTACAACATGATTATGCACCAAAAGAGACAACCAAGATGGACGGACAGGTGCAGACATCATATCCCAGGAAGAACTGGTCTAGCATGGTGCTTTGGAACTGCGAACACCCCAAGAACAAAATTCTCACACCAGAACTATTGAACGAAGAATCACCAAAGTTCCTACACAGGTTCAGTTGGTTGGAAGACAATGAGATAGGTTCAATGCCCGCAGAGTACAATTGGTTGGTAGGCTGGTACAAAGAGTCAAGGGATGGTACACCTAAAATACTACACTACACAGAAGGTGGTCCGTGGTTCGATGGATACCGAGATTGTGAATACGCCGATGACTGGAAGAAAGAGCTAATAAATCTTTTTAGTTCGTAAAATCAAAAATAAATCTTATCTATTTGGTCGACATTTGGTTTCTGTTCAATGACTTCGCTATGATCAAAACCTAGTTCAAACATAAATTCATCCATTTCGTTTTCACACGGTATACAGGGAAATTGTTTGTCCTTATGTTTATTAACTTCTTGTATCACATACTTGGCACGTGTGAATATGTCCGGGGCACCTTTCATAATCATTATCTCAGCACCCTGCACGTCCTGTTTTATCAAATCAAACTTTGCATCCTTACCAACCAATTCGCCCAAGGTCTGCATCTGCCGAGTTTCAAAATCTTTAAAAATACTAAACACTGTTGAGCCTTTGGTGTACGTTACTTTCTTTTTATTTCCTTTGTCAATTTCACGTAGGTACATTTTAACTTCTCTATTACTATCTCCAAGAACAGCGATATGATATCTGTGGGCAATTTCTTTCAAATGTTTCTCATATTTTGGCCCTGCTTCTATACAGGTGTATTCTGCATCAGGCCATATTGATTTAACAGTCTTTGTCCAGAATCCTATGTTAGCACCTATGTCTAGGATCTTCCTTGGTGTAAAATTGCTCTCCTCTTTTAATTTTTTTAGATATTCGTACATCATGTTTTACAATAAACAATGTCAGGCCATGTTTTAATTAATACCTTGAACCCTAAAGATTTCAAGTGTTCCTTAATATCTCTTTTACTGCTACCGTATCTTTCACTATTGCCATTTAATTCGATCATCAAGTATTCAACGTTTTCTAAAGTTTTTTCCGCACCTTTAAGAACTTCCATTTCAAGACCTTCAACATCTATCTTAATTAAATCTATAGCATTGTATCCTAATGAATCTAATTTGTTAATTTTTGTTTCTCCATTTTGTAATAACACTCTGGTATTTTGAGTGGCACTTTCTTCTGTCAACTTTACATATCCATCTTCGTTGCCTAGTGCTTGGTTGTATGATTCAATATTATCATATGCACTAATATTCCTTGCAAGACAGCCATAATGTAAATTATTAGGTTCATAGCAATGA